ATTTTAATTATTTAATTATTTTCTTTTTTTTAATTCAATCTTTAGTTTTGCTAATGAACGGCTAACTAAATCTTTTTCTTCTTTTACTTCTTCTATTACATCAACCTTCTTTAATGTTTCTTTATATTTTTTATGACTTCTTTCTGCAACCTCTAAATCTGATTCAGCTTGAGAATATGCTGGATAAACTACACTTGAAATATCAAATAATTTTTCAATCTTGTTTATTGTTCTTATATCATTTCCATTGTCATCAGTAGACCATTCATCACCACCCTCTGAAATTGTAAAGGCAAAAGAACTTTGACTAATATTTCCGTTTTTAAGATTAATACCTAAATCTTTTCCATAAGATGTTTCTGGTAATTCATAAGAATATGCTAAACCTTTTTCATCAGCATTAAGACTTAATGTTCCTTTACCATTTTTTGAACGAGCTAAAATAAAATTTGCATCATGATTAATTAAAGCTCTAACATCTGAATTATCTATTAATTCTTGTGTAAAAGCTCCAGGTGCAATGTATTCATAAAATCCCATAAATTCACTTCTTGAATTGTAAACAGATGCATGTCCAACAACCATTTCTTTTCCTTCTTCATTAGAGTCAATTCTTGTTTCTACGTTATATATTCTTTTTTCCATATTATTATAATTTTTTATTGATCTATTGTTCATCACTTTTAATAACTCTTCATGATAATCAAAAGGCATGTAAACAACTTCTCCATCTAAAGTATGCTCATGATAACCAGAGCCACCTAATCTTTTCGCCTCATTTTCAGCCTCTTCAATTGTATCATATAAAGGCATTTCTATTCCATCACTAATCATTGAGCCAACTTTTTTTCTTTCATCTTTTTCTTGTTCTGCAATGATTTCATTTCTTTTTCTTTCACTCCATTTAACAGCTGCATCACCACCCCACAATGCCCAAGCTATTCTACCAGCACTTGGAAATCCATCTTCATCTGGACTAAATCCTTCTCCTTGTTTATCTACTTCATGCCTTTGCAAATAACTATACATTCTTGTAACTCTATCTGGAGTTAGATCATTGTCAATTATCATGTTGGCTGTCTTTAATCCAACCTCAGTTCCACCTCTTCCAAATTCAGCTCTCCACTCTTTACCTTTTTTTGCCTCTGCAACCATTCCATCTGTTGGTGTAAAATCTATATCTGAAACAGCTCTGTAACCACTATTATCATCTTCGGCTTGTTTTTTAGAATCATATTTACAAGCTCCAGTTTCACCCCACTTCCATTTTCCATTAGCACATTTATTAGCTGGCATCAGTTCCTATTTTTTCAATTGTAGTCATATTCATTTGCATAAAATGTTTATCACCATCTTCAATTTTATTTAAATCTTCCAATGCTCTCACTTCATTAATACTCATAACTCCAGTATTTATCATTTTTGTGTAAAACTCACTTCTATCTTTTATGTTTCCTCTTAGCAATCCACCAACATTAAACTTCACAAATAGCCTTCCAACATCAGATGTTCTAAATAATTTTAGATTCATCTCATTTTCTATTCTTGTTAAATAAGGCAAAAGAGTATAAGTAACAAACTCTTGGCTTTGCATTTCTATATTATTAAAACTTGACTTAGATAAATCGCCAAGCATATGTGGAGGAATGTTCCAAATTCTTGCAATCTCTTCAATTGAGAAAGTTCTTGATGCTAAAAACTGAGCTTGATCTGGTGAAATTCCAACTGGCTTAAATGTTAATCCTTCCTCTAATATTGCTGTTTGATTACTTCCACTAAGTTGAGAATATGTGTTATTAAATGATTGCCTTAATCTATCAATTGCAGTTTCTGAAAGGCTTCTGTCAGTTGATAAAACACCACTCAATTTTGCTCCATTTTTAAAGAATGTGTTTCCATATTCTTCAATGGCCATTCCCCAGCCAATTGCTTTTTTACATTGTGTAATTGGACTCAAACCTTCTATTCCATCAGTTGTAAGCCCAGTAAAATGTAGCACATCATTTGAATCATAAACTTGTCCAGTTTCCCCATTCTCATAAAACAATTGATTATCTTTTTGTATGATAGTCATGTCTTCATAATTCATACAATATAATCCAGTAACTCTTGCTAATCTATTTCTTTCAATGTAAACATATGAGTTTCCATTAACACATAAATCCATCATTATCTTCTCAAAAAAAGTAATTTTATTTTGATATGTGTTTGGCTTATATTTTAAAAGAGAGTAAAGAGATTCTTTTACAGCTTCTGTTTTATCACCATTATTCTCAACTCTATATACAGAAATTGGTAAAGATGAAACAGATTCAGTTAGTAATCTTATTGCTGCCCAAACAGCTGTGAAAGTTAATGCAGTATCTGGAGATACGTTTGTTCCAGTTCCAAAAGGAGTTGTGTAAGTAATTGATCTTTGTTCAGCATTATTATCTTGAGGAACAAAAACATTTTTAATTCTATCTAATAATCCCAATGTAAAATTTTTATTTTCACAATAATACGACTATAAAAACTTTAAAAAAAATATATTTAGTTATACTTTTTAACAATAATTAAATCATTAAAATGCCTCTTGTATCATAAACACTATCACCACTTTCAGTTGTAAGATGACAACCTAAAGCCATCACCAAAGCAACTACTGGATCAACTTTTTCTTTAGATTTATTTTTAGAAATCTTAATGTTCCCAGCAGGATCCTCCATAAGTGAAACATTACTCATACACCAATTCATGCATGGATTATTGTTGTGTATAATATTTTTAGAAAGTATTTCAGCCTCTAATGTTTTTGTTGGCATAGACATTGAAACAAATCCTTGTCCAAATGGATCCATATTAGCTCCATCATTTTGCAAATCAATTACTAATTGTGATGCATTCCATCTATCATAACATATTGACTGAATCCTATATTTTTTAGATAGCTCATTTATCTTAGCTTTTATAAAACTATAATCAGCAACATCTCCACTTGTTGCATAAATATGTTTATCTCTTAACCAAGTAACATAATCAACACCATCTCTCTGACTTCTTTTCTTTGCGTTTTCTTCTGGAATAAATATATAAGGAATAAAAACAAACTTGCCATCTACATTAAACAGTAATACAAATGCAGTTAAATCTCTTGTTGATGCCAAATCTAATCCACCCCAACATTCTTTTCCTTCCAATATTGAGTAATCAAAATCTTGATGACAAGCATCCCACTCACCAGATGTAAGCCATGCACTATGTGAATCTGTCCATTGATTAAGCATTAGCCTCCTAAATGTGTTTTGATATGATGGAACATCAACAGCTCTTTGGCTTTCTCTTTCCATATATTCTTTTCTTAAACTAACACCATAATTTGGATTTGCTTTTTTCCAGGTAGATTCCAAAGTAATATCATCATCATTTTCAGCTTCATATATTACAGTATAGAATGAATCATCTTTTATAGCTCCATCATTTACTTTTTTAGCATAAGAATAAATTTCATAACAAATAGATTGCTTATCATAACCAGCTGTTGTGATTGCAATTGTCAATGGCTGCCTTCTTGAGCCAGTTGATGTTGTTAGTGTATCCCACAAATCTCTGTTTGGCTGTGTGTGTAATTCATCAAAGATTATGCAGTTTGCATTAAAGCCATGCTTAGTTTTTGAATCAGAACTTATTGCTTGATAATAATTTCCTTTGGATTCATTAACAATTGAGTTTCTAAATACTTTGCCTCTTTCAGATAATTCTGGACTTTGCAAAATCATTCCTTTAGCTATCTCAAAAACTATTCCAGCTTGTTGCCTATCTCCAGCTGCACTATAAACTTCACTCCCTCTTTCTTCATCAGCAAATAACATATACAAACCAATGGCAGCACACAAAGTTGATTTACCATTCTTTCTTGGGACTTCAATAAATACTGTTCTGTATTTTCTAAGATTTGTTTTTTTATTTTTCCAGCCAAATATATCACCAACAATTTTACTTTGCCACTCTTCTAATTTTAATGGCTTTCCAGTTAGCTCTCCTTTTGTATGTGTTACAAATGTTTCAATAAAACCAATAGCTTTATTTGCTGCCTTATCATCAAAGAAAAACTTAGTCAAAGTAATTATTTATTTGTGTGTTGTTAGTTGTTAATGGAGCTGATATGTTGGCCCTTGCAACTGGAGTTAATCCAAATTGTGCTGCCAACTTTAAAGCATTATTTAAAGCATCATTTTTCATTTTGACATATGGCTTTGCTTGACTTCTAATTATATCACCATTAGTATTTTTAAAAATATCAACTCTTCCGTTTTTTCTTAGTTCAGATTCACACTCAATATATAAAGCCATCTCATTGCAGTAGCTTTCAATCAATCTAAGATCAATGTGATGCAGCATTTTTAAATTAAATAATTGTGATGTTACTTTATACCATTCCTCAACTCCAATTGTAGATAGTAGTTCTGGAGCTTCTGGCAACTGACTAACTAAATCAACTTGCATTTCATTTTCAAGAACTCGGCTTTTTTCCAATGTTCCTTGCATTTCTTTCATTGCAGTTGGTAATTTCTTCCTTCCTTTCCCCATTATTTCTTAGTCAATGTAGGCTCTGTTCTGATTATATTTGGAAATCCTTCAAAGCTTTTTTCTTGCTCAACCATGTAATCACCACATTCACATTCTGAATTTTTTGTTCTGACTTTGCCATCAATAATTTGAATAATTGATTTAGATAATTCTTTAGTTTTTTTACAGCTTTTGCAAATAAATTTAAACATAATTGTTTGGTTTTAGTTTGAACTTAAACTGAATAACCCTAAATGTCCAATTTTACGTGTGTAAACAGTAAA